CGCTACCTGCAAATCTCCGACGCATTCACCCTGATCAAGAAAACGTCCAGCACTTCTAGGAACAACAACACGTTGGCCAATGACCCCGACCTATTCTTCCCTATGGCCGCGAACACGTCGTACACCTTCACGATCACGGTCTACATACAGGCCAGTGCGGCCGGTGACTTCAAGAGTCGCGTAACGGGCCCAGCCGCGCCAACATCTGTGTTCCTCGCCCAAGCTGCATTTGGCACCACGGGCATGACCCCATCGAACAGGGTCGCGCAGGCTTACGACTCCACCGACCTTACGCAAGTATTCACCTCCGACTTCGTGGTGCGTCTGCTCATCAACGGAACCGTCAATAACGGAGTCAACGCTGGCAACCTCGTATTCCAGTGGGCACAGAACACCACCGCAGCCGGTAACCCAACGCTCGTGCTGGCGGGATCGACCTTGGAGTGGGCTGAACTATAACAGATCCAATGACCCACCGCGCCTGCGACGTATGCGTGATCAACTCGGGCGACCGATCCCCGAAAGCCGTGGAGTGGTGCGCTGTCTGCGGCAAGTGGAAGTGTGCCCGGTGCCGGGGAAGTGTGACAAGATCAGTGAAAGCCATTGTTCGCCAAAGTCTACGTAAATTAGCACCCGATGACCACAAGAAAACAGGACGTGACGAAGATGGCTCTTCTGATAGAGCAGCTTCGTAAGCATTGCAAGGCCAAGGGGCTTCACTGCATGATCTTCACCGAGGGAGAGGAAGAGGGCAAGTACGCCATCTCTGGCTATTTTGGCGATCACCTGCTAGGCGCCTTGGTGCAGCACCTGATGATGTGGAAGCCAGAGGTAGTGGGCGGAGCAATTGAGCAACTGGAGGCGTTCGCCAACCAGCCAAAGGAGCCAGAGAACAAACCATTGATCATTGAACCATGAAGATCACCATCGACACCGAGCAGAAGACCATCTCGTTCCACGAGGCGCTGACATTCGATGAAATGCAGGGCATTATGAGTAGGACCCTTGGCGACGAATGGAAGAGCTTCAAGGTCACCGGCCCGACCGTTCATACCGTGGAGAAGGTCATAGAGACTCGTAATAATTGGTGGGACCTTCCGGGTACCGGTCCCATGTACGTCACAAATCCGTGCGGTGAGCTACCGTCCTCATTCATTGGGGCGACCACAGGAACCGCAGGAACAACCAACTGCTGAACCATGAGCCAAGAAGAAAATAAGCATCACCAGTACACGGCATTGGTCGAAAGCGCTACGTTTGGGCACGCTCCAGACCTAGTTGAGGAGATGATGAAGTCTTCGCATGAAGGAGACCATGGGAAATTCATGGACTTTGTGCAAGTGGATCCAGTCGCAGACACCATTAAGGCAAGGATGTCGTATCACGCAGACATGATATTCGAGCATCAACTCGCGTTGGATAAGCTGTCGCATCTAGATAGCGAGAGAAAGGCGCTCATGTCTAGGCTGGCTGACTATGACAAAGAAGCGGCAGCCAAGTCATGACAGTAACCCGCGAAGAAGCTGCTCGGCAGCTACTGGAGATCATCTGCGAGGCCGACGCCTACGCCAAGCTCCACAAGCTCAACTTCGTGGCGCTGTGCGACGGCGACGAGCCCGACAAGTTCCACAAGGTTCTGAACTGCGCTCCTCTGATGATGGGCGAGTACTGCATCAACCTCTACCAAGACCTTCCAGACGAGGTGAGGAAGATGATCTCTGAGGGCCCCGACGACGAGCAGCAGGACAAGCCTAAGTGGAGTATCCTCTGGGGTCTGTTCACCAAGTACTAGTCTTCCTCCCGGCCCTTCTTGTTGATGTCGCGGCGGATGTCCGCCACCCTGCGCTTGAGCAGTTCCGATCGCTCGGTCAGCTTGTCGAGGGACGAGATCAGTAGCCCGCCGAACCGGCTAGTTCCCTCGGAGTCGAACCGATCCAATGCCTTGGACACCTCGATCATCTGATCAATGAGGTCTTCGTACACAACATTGGTCTTGTCGATGGTCTTGCTCCGAGAGGGGTCCTTGTGACGAAGGTCGATCATGGCGCGAATTTAGGCAATGAAAAACGCCCCTCTCGGGGCGCCTTCCACCTTGTCGGGTAGTGAGCGATTAGACCGGAGCCGAGGTCGTTCCGTCGGAGTTTAGGATGATCGCGCCATCTCCAGCAGCTAGGGCCACCGCGATGTTTGTCAGGCCATCGGTAACCGCCGTAGCGTCGTCCATCAGGCACTTGGTCACAAGCAGGGTCTTGTTCTGACCGGCGAAGAAGCCGATGTAGTTGCCATTGGCCGTTCCGAGGATCGGATAGAACGGGCTGGAGCCAGCCGTCAGTCCGCCTTGGATAGGCGTGGTGCCGCTTGGCACGGTGATGTAGATGGGGTTGCTGGTAATTGCGGCAAGGCGCTGTGGCACTGCCGCGAACTCCCCAACCTCTACGTTCTCTGTGGTGTTACCCGCTGTGAAAGTGATGAGCATTTGAGTTCTGTTTGGTTGTTTGTGGGGTCAAATCTATGTGCTAAATCACTGAAAATCAAGCACTTACGAGATTTTTTCCAAAAGTCAGAATGAGTGTTTACCTTTGGCCACATGAGCAAGAAGACAATGGGAGGGGTTCGCGTGCGAACTGACTTCAATGTGAGCGGGAGCGATCTGGTCACCCAGATCAAGCACAAGACGGCCGACCTGATCGACACCTGCCAAGCCATGCGCAACGACGAGGCCGTGGCGGTGCCAGATGAGACGGAGGCTGCGTTCAAGGATCGCTGCGGGGAGAAGCTGCGCTTGATCGCGCTCGCGCAGACAGCGTACGAGGAGGCAGCAATGTGGGCGGTTAAGGCAGCTACCGCGTAAGCACAACACATGGAGAACAAGCAACTGAAGAAGGAGCTGGCCAAGATGGCCAAGCGGCTCGACAAGGAGTGGAGGGCGGAGGTTGACAACAACGACCGCAAGAAGCCCATGGACTACATCCGATCCAGCCACCTTTCGGGGCAACTGGACATGGTGGTCCGCATCCTTGCGATGCTGTCTTAGGCTACGGCCGCTGCCGCGATAGCTGCCACGGCCGTATTGGCCCCGGTCAGTGTATTGGCCCACGTGCCCTGATTACCAACGGTGCCCATGATGATCTCCAGCCAACGATTGTCGTTAAAGTGCAGCACCACCTTGTAGTTCGTGGTAAAGGTCGGCGTGGGCGTCTCGTAGGGATTACTAGAGGCTGCGGGCGGCACCGTGTTGTACTTGGGGTACCGGATCGCCGGGACATCCACCATGTTGTTCAGGTTGAACACCTGAGTTGTGCCATCCGCAAGGGTTGCGGTGAGAGTTCTGGTGCCTAGCGTGATGTCCATTGGATGCCTGTGTATCCCTCCGCGAACCCGGAGGTGGAGACCGTGGAGGTATAGTACATGAGTGCGAAAGTAATCCTAACTGGCTGAACATCAACATTTTGCACCTATTTTTGCCACATCAGCCTACAAAGAGACATACGGCAGCACAACGCCGAGCTGCTCCTGAAGCTCGTGGCCGAGGGTGCTATCACCTCGGATAGCTACGACCATCTCATACGTGGAGGCGGACTGGCTAAGGAGTTGATCGCTACCCGTAGGGAGAGCGCAAGGTCAGAAGAGGGTCAGATCAGCTCGGATCCGGAACTTGATGCATACGAGCACTTGTGGCTGTTCGAGGTCCCGATCGCCACCAAGGGCAAGAATGCGGGTAAGCCACTGGAGGGGTCGTGCTACTGGGATCGCATCCCAAAGGCATGGGTTGAGAAGTGGAAGAACCGAGAGATCACCGATGACGACATCTTCCCCGAAAGCCCGAGGGATTGCGATGACGCCTTCCATGACTTTATAGACAGCCACATTCCTCGGTTCAGCAATCTGATCGCATACGAGCCGTTCTATCTGTACTGCGAAAAGGCTCGCAGGATGCTAGAGGACAAGTCCACTTTGATGGACATTCCATTCGCGCAGCGGTTCGACTGGAAGCAGATGGAGTTGGATAGGATGGCTACCAATTACCTGTACGGCCTCAACAAGTACATCACCATCAAGGAAGATGGACAGCCCGGAGGCAGGAGGAAGTTCGTAGCATCGACCCCACAAGCCTTCTTGGCCTATATCTGTAATCGCAGGAACCACTTCAACCTTGTAAAGGGTCGTCAGGCTGCCGTCACATCTGAGATGATGGCCATCGCAGACATAGAGATGGTCTGCACCCCTTCTTGGACCGGCGTATTCATGGTTCACAAGAAGGAGGGCACTGGCAAGGGCCTGTTCCGAGATAAGCACCAGAACACACTCCAGCACATGCCCGGCTGGATCGTGAACGAGATCGACGTGAGCAAGGGCTTCTCCAGCGAGAGTACTATCATTGACTTTGATCCCGGAGACACCAAGGCCAAGAAAGGTATGGACGTGTCTGAGTTCCGCCTGCTATCCGCAGAGGACTCAATGGTCGTGAACGGCAAAACGCCGACCATCAGCATGTTCGACGAGTGTCAGAACATCCCCACCTACCAGCTCATCAAGAAGGAGATCATGCCTTCGTTGAAGCAGTTCAACATCGAGACCGGTGAGATGGATGTGAATCGCTGTATTTGGGCGTGGGGCACAGGAAGTAGCAACAATACCGGCAACGGGGCATTCGAGAGCGACTTCAAATCACTCCTTGAGTCTTGGCAGGCCCGAAGGAACACTTCTGGGTGGGTGCCATTGTTCTTCGACTGGACATGCCGACCGGGTATGACCAGAAAGGAGTACCTAGAGACCCGGGAGGAGTACATGAGCGGCTCCACGGACGAGACCAAGGGCCTCTCTCACGCCGAGCGCCTCTCGCTGTTCTGCGCCCACTACCCATCCAAGCCAGACGATGCGTTCCTGTCCACCCACAAGACGCTCATCCCAATGGACATCATCGTCAAGCAGATGCAGCGCATCTCTTCGATGTGTATCAACGCCGAGCCATCACTCGCACCGGTGCCCGGCCGCTTCATACCGGTCTTTGACGAGAGTGTTGAGATCCCCGGCGACAGCCCGTTCGCGCACCCGATCGTTGGAGTGCAGTGGAAGCCGTCGTTCGCCAGTGATTCCGAAGCACCTGTCCGCATGTTCATGGACCGCCAGAAGAACTGGGCTCACCGGTACTTCCAAGGCACTGACCCCATCCAGAACGATGGAGGTCACTCGCGCTTCTCCAGTGTTGTCTGGGATGCCGCCGCCCGTCAGATCGGAGAGGGCGACGACACGCACTTCGTCCCCACGGTAGCCTGCGTGCTGAACTCTCGCTCCTACAACCCCATGGAACTCTTCGTGCAGTGCGCCCTGATGGGTATGTACTACGCGAACATCGGCCAGAAGGCGTGCAAGGAACTCGTGGAGATCAACGTTGGTCACCGCTATGCCGACTTCAAGTGTTCCTCGGTATTCAACCTGCGCGAGAGCCTGTTGACCCGCCACCAACTACTACCCAAGTACCGCACCGGCGAGGCTAAGAACATCTACGGTATCGACCTCAAGGGCGGCAAGGGGTCGCGTAAGGAGCACCTGTACGCGGATGT